CATTGAACTCTATATCCCAATCATGTTTGTAGTTAGATGCTTTCTTACGTCTGAACTTCTCTCTAATGATCTGGTAGAACTCATCAGCACGAACATAAGATTCTTCAGGGAAATGTCCCCACTTCTGTTTGTAACTAGATCGTCTCTTCAGTAATGTAGCTTGTCTAGGTAATTGTTCGTACGTAAGTCTACCTAAAGACACTAACTTGTTAAACAACTGATGTACTCGTTGACGACTGACATTACCTAAATCAACCCTGATTTCATCAGTTTGTTTACCTAGAAGAACTAAACGACAAACAAGATCTAGTCTTTCTTCTGGTGTTAACTTACTTTTAGCAAAGTGCATTGATTTCATAAAGCCTCCCGAAAGGGTTATTGTAACACGTTTTACTTACGTAGTCAAGGCTCTTTACAACAATATTTTTACTGTGGTAAAATAACAACAATGGATACTACTAAGTTACTAAAGTACTACGAAGAGCGATTCGACCTTATGAGTCGTCCAGGATGGAAAACTCTGTTGGAAGACGCTAAAGAGTACAGAGACGCAGTAGCGGACATAACCACTATCTCTAGTGGAGAAGAACTACAAGAACGTAAAGGTCAACTAAAAGCTTTAGATTGGCTCCTAACGATGCATGAAGTTTGGGAAAAAGCCTATGAGGATTTAGTCAATGAGGATACTGAATGATTTTGAGTGTGCTAACGGACATGTTACTGAAAGGTACACAGATCACTATGTTAAAGAAATACAGTGCCCACACTGTGACTTGTTAGCACAAAGACAATTAGCATCTCCTAGAAGCAAACTAGAAGGCATCACTGGTGCTTTTCCAACAGCTTCTGATAGATGGGCAACGATGCATGAACAAGCAGTAAACGTAGCAAAGTCTAAGTCCTATTATGAGGGATAACTTAGATTCCTTTTTAATTCCTAACAATTGGGTTATACCCGACTAGGAGAAGCAGATGGCTGAATTTGTAGAATCTCTAGATGATGAAGTAGGTAACGATGAATTTCAAGCTGTAGAGGCTAAGGCTGAAGCAGCACCAACTCAGGAAGAACCTACGATCCCTGAGAAGTATAAGGGTAAATCGTTAGATGACATCATAAGGATGCACCAGGAGGCTGAAAAGCTAATTGGTCGTCAAGCACAAGAAGTTGGAGAAGTTCGTAAGTTAGCTGATGAACTCATCAAAAGGCAAATCACACCGCAGGATCAACCTGCTAAAGCTATCGAAGATGATACTGACTTTTTTGCCGATCCTGTTAAGGCAGTTAACAAAGCAGTTGAATCCCATCCAGCAGTTGTTCAGGCTCAACAGGCTGCAACACAGATGGCTAGGATGCAAACAGCAAACAGGCTAGCTCAATCACACCCTGATTATACTCAAGTCATTACTGATCCTGAGTTTGCTTCATGGGTAAATGAGTCACCTGTACGTCAAAGATTGTACGTAGCAGCAGACAAACAGTTTGATTTCGATTCCGCTAATGAGTTGTTGTCTAACTTCAAAGCATTGAAGAAAGCTAAACAGGACACTGTTCAGCAAGCAGCACAACAGCTTCAGGAACAACGTAATCAAACACTCAAAGCAGCTACTGTAGCAGTTGATGGTGCTACTGGTGAGACGAGCAAGAAAATTTATCGTCGAGCAGATCTTATTCGACTTCAAATGACTGACCCCGAACGTTATATGGCACTACAAGATGACATCATGTCAGCCTATAGCGATGGTAGGGTCCGATAACCTAAAATTTAAAGGACATTAAAATGGCTTCAGCAGCTTATCCTGGAGGTAGTTCCTCCATTGTAAACAAGACCAACGCAGATAAATTTGTACCTGAGATTTGGTTGTCGTAACTGGCCAAAGTAAAACCGTTTCTAAATAACTGGGAAGGGTGTTAGAATACCCCAATCAGAGGGAACACGATAAACCAAAGTCGCATATCAATACCAGGAGGTATTATGAAGCGAGTAAGTTGGAAGTATTTAGCAGGGTTGATTGACGGTGAAGGTTGTATAGACCTAGCCACAACCAAAGTAAACGAACAATTCTATGTTCAGCCAAGAGTCAGAGTAGGAATGTCAGACTCAGCAAAGTTTTTGTTAGAGATGAATCAGCAAAACTTTGGCGGACATATGGAACATCGTGAAAGTAAGAACGACAATTGGCAATCTTCAACAACTTGGATTTTGTCAGGCTACAAAAAAGCATGTCCAGTTCTTCGTAATATAGTCAATCACCTTATCTTGAAGAGAGAACAAGCTCGGTTATGTCTCTGGATGGAGACAAACTTAAAAGGTACAAGGCTTCAACAAGATGTGTTGGGTGCTGTACGAGAAGAGTTTAAGCTAATGAAGCGTGACCCGCACAGACTAAGTGAAACGGCTCAAGAGAAACTTTTAACTCTCTTGGGAAGCTATAGTCGAAAGGATTGAAAAGTCCTAAGCAGATGAAATCATCGCTTCTTACAAGAAATCGCTTGTTATGGCGAACCTCGTCAACAAGATGACGATGCGTGGTAAGAAAGGTGATACGCTTCATATTCCTAGCCCCACTCGTGGTGCAGCATTCGCTAAAGCAGCTAACACTGCTGTTACGATTCAGGCGAACGTTGAGTCTGAAGTGCAAGTTACCATTAACAAGCACTACGAATACTCACGTTTGATTGAGGACATCGTCGAAGTTCAAGCACTTGCTTCGCTTCGTCGTTTCTACACTGAAGATGCTGGTTATGCATTGGCTACGCAGGTTGACTCTGATCTAATCCAGATCGGTCGTCTATTCAACGGCTCTCATGCCGCTGGTGCTACCGGTGACTACAGTGTAACCGGTACTACCACTGCTTACATCGGTGGTGATGGTACTACAGCCTTTGTTGGTGGTGCTGGTGCTGGTAACGCAACTGCACTAACTGATGCTGCTATTCGTCGTACCATTCAACGTCTTGATGATGCTAACGTACCTCAAGATGGTCGTTACTTGGTTATTCCTCCTGTTGCTCGTAACACCCTCATGGGTCTTGCTCGTTTCACCGAACAAGCCTTTGTTGGCGAGCAAGGTGGTAACAACACCATCCGTAACGGACAAATCGGTGATGTGTACGGTGTTAAAGTGTTTGTTAGCAGCAACGCTGACACTGCTTATGCTTCGTCCGGTACTGCTCCCCGTGCTTGCTTGATGTTCCACAAGGATGCAATGGTTCTTGCAGAGCAAATGGCTGTTCGCTCACAGGCTCAGTACAAGCAAGAGTATCTTGCTACGCTGTACACTGCTGACACGCTGTACGGTGTTGCAGAGCTTCGTAACGATGCTGGTATTGCTTTGATCATCCCTAGCTAATAAAAGCTAAAGAGGGGCTGCTTCGGCAGCCTCTTTCATATAAGAGGTTACTATGGTCACTTTTAGATGCAAATGGTCAAACAACTTAATGAATGTTGAATACGAATACGACATTGAGCAGATGCGTAGGCATCCAGACTATGAAGAAGTAAAAGAAGAAGATAAAAAACAAGAAAGTAAAGTTAAGGTCACAAAGTCAACTAAAGAGGATTGATTGTGTCTAACTATACCAAAAGCACTAACTTTGCTGCTAAAGACTCCTTACCAAGCGGTAATGCAGGAAAGGTTGTAAAAGGCACTGAGATCAACACAGAGTTTGATAACATAGCTACGGCTATTGCTACTAAAGCAGATCTAAACTCTCCTACACTGGTTACACCTAACTTAGGTACACCATCAGCAGCAGTCTTGACTAATGCGACTGGATTACCATTAACGACAGGTGTTACAGGTACGCTTCCAGTTGCTAACGGTGGTACAGGTGCTACTACCTTTAGTTCTGGTGCTTTGTTGAAAGGTGCTGGTACGTCAGCAATCACTACAGCTACTGCTGGAACTGATTATGCACCAGCAACATCTGGTACAGCAATCCTAAAAGGAAACGGTACAGGGGGTTTTAGCAATGCCGCTTCCGGTACTGATTATGCACCAGCGACTAGTGGTACAAGTATTCTTAAAGGTAACGGTAGTGGTGGTTTCTCTAACGCTGCTGCTGGAACAGACTATGCCGCTGCTACAACAGGTACTTCAGCACAGTTATTAGCTAACAACGGTAGCGGTGGATTCAGTAACGTAACTGTTGGTAGTGGTCTTTCATTGTCCGCTGGTACACTTTCAACGTCTGGTGGCGCATCAATCTCTGCTGGTGACTCTAACGTAACGGTTAGCGATACAGGATCAAACGGAACCGTTACTGTTCAGACTGATGGCTCCGAGCGGATGCGTATTCTCTCGGGCGGTAAGGTGCTGATCAATGCTACGACAGATCGTGATAAATGGGATAACTCAACAATTGGTTCAAATTTACTTCAAGTTGAAAGATCTGTTAGCGGGGGCAATAGCAGCATATCTATAGCAACTAACCCCGGAACATCTGCTGATGTTTTTTCTTTATTATTTCTTGGACGAAGCCGTGGAACTGCTAATAACGATTACACTGCCGTTGCTTCAGGTGATGGATTAGGCGCTATTAGTTTCCAAGGCGCAGACGGAACCGAATTTGTAGAGGCCGCAAGTATTCGTGGGCATGTAGATGGAACCCCCGGCGCAAATGATATGCCGGGACGGTTAATGTTCTTTACGACACCCGATGGTTCTGCCACTTCAACCGAGCGGATGCGTATCGACTCCTCAGGCAACGTAGGGATTGGGACGAGTTCGCCTAGTTATAAATTGGATGTATCTGGAGCGTCCGCTTCTGGTATAGCCAGATTTGCAAACGCATGGGGTGACGGGACTAATCCAGCAATTATTGTTGATGGAACAGGCGCTGATGGACGATTAGTGCAAATCAAATCGGGTGGTACACGTTCATGGCCTTTGTTTTGGGTGACGGCTAACACAACAGATGTTCTTGTTGTAAATGGCGATAGCACCATTAAAACGGCAGGAACAATCTCCGTTGGTGGCGCAACCCCATCAACCTCCGGTGCAGGCATCACCTTCCCAGCCACGCAATCTGCATCCTCAGACGCTAATACGCTGGATGATTATGAAGAGGGGACTTGGGAACCGACACTTAACAATGGCGGGACTACAACTTATACAACTAGAGTCGGAACTTACCGAAAAATAGGAAGTCAAGTTACTTGCTGGTTTGATGTACAAATTAACTCTGTTGGATCAGGCAGTGGTACGCTAACAGGTCTTCCTTTTGCTAATAACGCTTCTGTGGCGGGATGTGGAAGTGTTGGATATTTTGCTAATTTAGTTTCAAGTTTTGTAATGATTAACCCAATAGTTCCAGGAAATGGTACAAGTGTAACCTTTGAAACAGCTACCGCAGCAACAGATACGATTGGTGATAATCAAAACATTTGGAAAAACAGCGCACGTTGTACAGGCTTTGTTACTTACCAAGTTTAATCACACCGGACTAGTGTGATCGGACCAACGAAAGGAATTTAAATGATTACCAAAGAAAAAGTTATTGACCAGATTACCGTGACCGAAAACGGAATCATTCTCTACCGTGAAGCCACTCGCATCATTGAGGATGGCAAAGAACTTACCAAGACCTATCACCGCTCATCCCTAACACCAGGGCAAGACCTCACAGACCAGCCTGAGAAGGTGGTAGCGATCTGTAATACGGCTTGGACACCTGAAGTGATTGCAGCCTATGAAGCAGCGCAGTTGGCAGCACAAGTTATGTAATCATGGATACAATCGAACTCCTAGGGAAGTTATGGTACTTAGGGGCAGCGATTGTGGCAATAGCAGCCTATGCGGTCACTATCAAAGTTCGTGTAGATTATCTCGAAAAAGGTTACGATAAACAAATCTCAGAACTTTGGAAGCATGTTAATGAAATCAAAGGAAAACTATAATGGCTCTCCAAGCTGATGAACATATCAAACAAGTTGGAGATGCTGTATCAATCCTCACTGTGGTGGGGACTTTGGCTGAACTGCTACCAGCAATAGCTGCAATCTTAACGATTATGTGGACTGCTATTCGTATATGGGAAACAGATACCGTTCAATGTATGTTTAGACGTAACAAGGGGAATAAAAATGCCGATGGTAGCGAATAAGAAGTTTCCTTACACAGCTAAAGGTAAAAAAGCTGCTGAAGAGTATGCATCAAAGAAAGCAAAGAAGATGCATGAGAAGAAAGAGTCTAAGGCTATGAAGGCTAAAGAGAAGAAGATGGGTTATCCGTCATGAAACAGAAACCAGCTAAAGTACGTAAAGTTATGAGAGAGTACAAAGAAGGTACTCTACACAGTGGCAAAGGTGGTCCTGTGGTTAAATCTCGTAAGCAAGCAGTTGCTATTGCTTTGTCTGAAGCTGGTATGTCTAAACCAAAGAAAAAGAAATGAAAGAAGGACTATACGCTAACATCCAAGCCAAGCGTAAGCGTATCGCTGAAGGCTCTGGTGAGAAGATGAGAAAACCTGGCACTAAAGGTGCTCCTACAGCAAAAGCATTTAAGGAGGCAGCAAAAACTGCTAAGAAGAAATGAAAAAGGATTCTAGGCTGGAAAGAGCAGGAGTGTCTGGATATAATCGCCCTAAAAAAACCCCAACACATCCTACTAAATCTCACATTGTTGTAGCAAAGGACGGTGATCAAGTTAAGACGATTCGGTTCGGTCAACAAGGTGTTTCAGGTTCTCCAGAAGGTTCTGCTAGAAATAAATCATTCAAGGCTCGCCACGCTAAGAACATTGCTAAAGGTAAGATGTCTGCTGCGTACTGGGCTGATAAGGTGAAATGGTAATGGCTACATTCTTAGACTGCATCAATGGTGTTCTACGCCGTATACGAGAGACAGAGGCTATCACGCCAACTGATACAGCCTATGTTAAGTTAATTGGTGATTTTGTTAATGAAGCTAAGAGAGAAGTTGAAGATGCTTGGAACTGGTCTGTGCTTCGTACAACAAAGACAATCACAACTGTTAGCGGCACACAGAACTACGAAATACCTACTACTAATCCAAGAGCAAGGTTGTTAGTGGTTTACATACCAT